GATATCATTTTGGGTGCTTACCACTTCTAGTTGAGACTCGTACAATGGAATCATATCAACTAAAGAATTTAAGCCATTAAGATTGCCTATAGGCTTGTCAGGAGTCAAACCGTCTCTAACCCTCATAAATAAGCCTGCATATCTTCCAACTCTTTGTCTAGTATCTAAACCTTTTAACCTTGTCCACAATCCAAAATTATCATTAAGGATTTCAATATCGCTTATAGGTTCGTCGTTATTTAAAACTAAAGGAGAATCCATCCAGCCTAATTCTGGGTAAGTTTCAACTATATTTTTAGCTATACCTAACCTTCGATACATATTCCAAAAATTGAAAAAATCTAATTCGGCAGGATAACCATAATCCAAATAGATGTCATGCAAATTATCGGCAAAGTCATATCCTCCGCTTTTAAAGGCTTGAAATCTATCTCTAATTCCGTCTCCGACGTTAGCTTTCAATTCCCAATATGATTCACGGTTTTTTTCGTCTTGTTTGCTCATGATATTGACATTCCTAATAATTTGGCAAAATCCTTAGACTTGATACCCTCTAAAGCATATCGTATTGCGTCTATGTAATGATTATTATCATCAACAATTGTGGGTAAAATATCCCCGGTCAATTTGTCGAGTTTGTAGCTATAATTTCTAAATTCATTGATCGTCTGCACACACCTAGGGTGTATTATTATATTCTCAAAAGACTTCATGTGAGCGATGCCATCCTCGATAGAACCTGCTCCTTTTTTCACACCTTTAATCTTAGGTAAACCATGGCGTTGCAAATAGCTTATCGATTCAGGTCTAGCATTATCTGCTCTAACTATATACTTTTGAATATTCGGCATGCTATTAGTCAAAAAACTGATAGTATGATCTAGCTCTAATCCTACTCTACCTGCCTCTTTATGTACATGTAAAGTATTACCATCAATCCAACATTCTACTGCGGCAGTAGGGTCTTGAGAAAAACCAAAATCTAATCCGTAATAAGGCCCATCCCAATCAAATTCGGTGTCGAACTCTTCAATAGTAAATTTGTTATTGAATACTTGCGCATCAGTCGATTCTAAATACTGGCCTTCCCAAATATGGCTATAAGTCGCATCGTCCATAACCTTTCTTGCATATAGCCGTTGCTCTTCTAATTCGTCAGGGAACCATGGGTTGTCTTCATAATTTAATTTGACAATTTTAGATCTAGGTGGGATATTTTGCCGCATTCTCCTATCGACAGGACTATCTTTTCGTTTTGGATTCCAAATGACCCATATTTCCGACTTAGGCGCTCTGATAGTGGGCTCTAAATCAATCCAGCTATACTCTGGCACGTCTTCGGCTTCTTCAATAATGCATAAATCGATTTGAGATAAAGATTTAATCGAGCTGATATTATGTCTAAGTCCTTTGAAAATAAATTCCGTACCGTTATAGCCTTTTAAATAATCTATACCTACATCATAGCATGATGCTAACCAAGGATCGGAATTTATTACGCTTTTTAATTCGGCATGAAATGAATTTTTGATTGAGTCTTGCAATTCTCTAGTACACAAAATCCGTAAAGGCTCTATTGCCCCCCAAAGAGCAGCCATTTTAGCAAAAGTATATGACTTTGCACTACCTCGACCGCCGTAAGCCCCTCTAAATCTATAACCACCTCTAGGCTTAGAAAAGACAGGCATTAATTTTGGCGGCAACTCAATTTTTTTAGTCGTCATCTGAGATGTCAGGATAAACCAATTCAATCTTAGTCGGAGGCGTCATTGAACCATCAGAACTTGTGATATCCTTCTTATCTGTCGGCCTTTGGCCGCTAGTATCCCTTACTAATTCAAACGCTTTCGAATCGCCCTCTATAGCCTTTTTAATTTGAGCATAAATCATAGCCGTGGCATAGTCTAAGTCATCATCGGTCAAATTAGGAAAATATTTTACAACAGTTTCTCTAGTTTTTTGATCGGTAATTTGAGAATCCATTAAGGTTTGGCATAGATTTTTCAAATCCCTTTTTCTCCTTCTCGCGGCGCCACTAGCCTTACCGGCCATTTGTCTCATCTTTCTCTGCTGCTCTTCAGGTAATTCTCCTATCCTAATCAAATTCTTAGTTCCAGGATTAGAGCGATCTTTCAAAATAATTCCTCCGTCAGTTTTCCCAAAGTTTTTGATTTACATCCTACACCAATCAGCGACCAAGTAAACACTTTTTTAACAAATTTATGCTAAAAGCATCTTGTAACCTCAACAACTCATTGATTTTATTTGATTTCGAGACGAAATTAATTTTATCATTTGCTCAAAAAAAACAAACATGTAACCTCAATAAGCCATTGATTATGTTGATCTTTTTGAGTAAAAAACACCAAAAGTTACGAGTTACAAGATTTTCACCCTTATTCTTTATATATGAGAAATATTTTATATATGTATAATTGTTATTATTATTTTTCTATATATATTATTTTTATATATAACTTGTAACTTGTAACCTATACTAATAATAATAATATAAAATCAATAACTTAATTAGGTTACAAGTTAGGTTACAAGTTAGGTTACAAGTTACAAGTTGATCGGCTAATTCTTATGGTAAATCATTGTTTTTGTTGTATTTCGCTATAAATTAAAAAATGAGTATTATGCTAGGTCCTGTTAAATACATTTTAGTATTTTGCTCTAAAAAACTAAAATGTATTTAATAAATGTAAAATACATTTTACAAACTAATCGGCCAGGTATAAAATAGCGACATCAATTGGTATGAAATTGAGCGGTTTTCGAGCGATTTCGAGCGGTTTTTGAGCGATTTCATACGCGACTTGTAACCTAATTTAATGATAAGAGAGTGCAAAATGACTAATAATGAGGTATTAAGCCTAGATGAAATAAAAGAAGCTTTGAAACATCGGAGGCTATATATTGTCGCCCAATCGACAGGTTTATCCTATCCAACGATTAAAAAATTAGCCGATGGAAAAGAATTAAATTATACTATCCAGACTTTGATTGCTGTGTCTAAGTATTTGAAAGAATCTAGCACATTATTATAATATTAAAAAAAAAAAAGGGGCAAACATATGGTGGCATATGCAATAAAAGAGCAGTATTTAAATGCAGGAAAGCGGCTTACGCCGTTATTTGGAAATAAAAATATTCCAGGAGAAGATTGGCCAAATAAGGAAATTGCAGATGATTGTATTTTGACTTCCTATAGGAATCTCGGTTGGGTTTTAGGTGAAAATGATTTGGTTGTAGATGTCGATCCTAGAAATGGAGGAGATAAAAGCTATGATAAGTTATTGAAAAATCTAAAAATAAATCTAGAACCTACTGTTAACACGCCTAGAGGCGGTTTTCATATATATTTAAAGATATCTAATAAATATGCAGGTAAGCAATTCAAAAAGTCACTTAATAAAGATTATCCAGGAATTGATTTTTTAACTAAAGGTTCGTATTGCCTGATATGTGGCTGTAAAAAAAACAAATCCCGTTATACTTGGCATGATGAAATGCTAGGATGTTTTGAGCAAAATCCAGCTCCAGAGTCTCTTATTGATTTATTATGTTATGATTCTAATAATAAATCAAATGAAAATAACGACTTAGGAGATTTTGAAGGATTAATCGGCCGGGACTACGCCAATTGGCCAAAAGATAAAGTCCTTAATATGTTAAGTAAATTAGACCCGTCCATGGGAAATGATCAATGGGTTAAAGTTGGAATGGCTCTACATGATTGGGACCCAATTGAAGGATTGAAGCTATGGGAGAATTGGTCTAAAGACGGTGACAATTATGAAGAAGGTCAAACCGAGGTCAGGTGGAGAAGTTTTGACTTAGGAGGTGGAGTTACATTAGGAACTATTTCACACATGTCAAAAGAAGTAGACTATGATGAAACTATTAGCAAGGTCAATAATTATATAAAGGAGATTGACCTTTGCGATGAAAAACAGCTAGAATTTGAATTGATACCTAAACTGAAAAAAGAATCATTTAATAAAGTGAATAGAGAAAAACTAGTCTTGTCTATTCAAAATAAATATAAAGAGCTATCTGGAATAAAAATGCCGGTGGGCAATATTAGGCAAATGATAAGTAATACCGACGTTGTTACAGGAACCTTTATATCAAATGAAGAAGCTCCTGAGTGGTGTAAAAATTGGGTATATGTAAATAGTCATGGCGGATTTATAGATTTAAAGACTTTATTTTTGCATAAAGCTGAATCGTTTAATGTAGAAAATGGCAAATATATTCCAATGGCAGAAGGAGGAACGAAACCTAGTGCCACAAAGTATGTAGCCGATAGAGGGTTTGTTAATAAAGTCGATTCTATGGCGTATCTTCCGTCGTATCCTGACACGATATGCAATATTGAAGGCAACACGGTTTTAAATTGTTTTAATCCTAGAACTATTCCAAAAGAAGCACAAGAGTTTACGGAGCAAGGTAAGAGTGCTATTAAAAAGATCAAAAAACATATTAAATTGATTTGCACTACCGAAGAAAACGCGCAAATATTTACTCAATGGTTAGCTCATCAAGTCCAATATCCAGGTCGCCAAATCTTATGGTCTCCTGTTATCCAATCAATACCTGGGGTGGGTAAATCATTTTTTGGTGAGCTTTTAAGGGCTTGCTTAGGAGATAGGAATGTTGGGACAGTGTCTCCTACACAAGTTGTTAGCGAGTTTAACGGTTGGGCGACAAACGTTGTTGTTAATGTATTAGAAGAGCTTAGAGTTAAAGGGCACAATCGCTATGACGCTGTTAATGCATTAAAGCCTTTGATTACAGATAGAATGATACAAATTAATGACAAAGGGGTTAAGCAGTTCATGACATATAACACAACAAACTATATGTGTTTTACTAATTATAAAGATGCATTGCCTCTAGACGTAAGTGATCGTAGATGGTGGGTTATATTTGTCCCGATTCAATCTTTAGATGACCTTGTTCATCACGTAGGAGAAAGTGCATCAACTTACTTTCCAAAATTATTTAATGCCGTTAGAAATAATCGAGAAGAAATTAGAAAATGGTTATTAGATTATAATGTATCTGAGTCGTTTATGAATACTAAACAAGCTCCAATGACAGAACATAAGCTAAGTATGATTGCTACTGAAGATGCGACATTCGAAGGATTAGATGAATTAAAAGAATTGATTAAAAAAGGAGGGAAGTATTTCAATGAGGATGTTATATCTTCGGCAGATTTATTCGACTCAATGTTGTTTGAATATCCTGAAATCGATATACAAACAACTAAAAAGAATATCCTACTTAAAAAATTAGGATATATGGCATACCCTAGTCCTATCAAATTAGATGGAAAAACACGAAGGGTGTGGACAAAAAAACAGCTATCGAGTGATGAAATACGTGACATTTTAGTAAAAAATAACTAAAATATATTTTACAAATTAAAAAATATATTTTATAATTCTATCAAATAAAAACAACTAAAAAGGAGAATAAACATGAGTTTAGAAAATAAAATAGAAGCACTAACGGCCCCGATTGAAGAGTTAAACCTCAATATGAAATATCTTTCGGCCCAGATTGAAGAGTTAAACCTCAATATGAAATATCTTGCGGATTTAGCAATACATAAACCCGCCAAACCCGAATCAAATCCGGTAAATAATAAAGAGGAAAAGCAGGAGATTAAACCTGAGATTAAAGAATCAGAGCCTATTAAAGAAGAAACTAAAGTCACTGCAAAAGAGGTTAAAGAGCTAGCTAAAAAGAAAATGGCCGACGGAGTTTCTAGAAAAGACATTAAGTCTATTATTACTAAGTTAGGTGCTGAGTCTATTGCCGATCTTGATGCAAAAGGATTATCTGATTTGCATTGCGAATTGGATAAACTCAAATAGGAGAGACTTATGAGTGAGATAAATCACCAAGATAGAGCTCATGCAAAATTATCCGCCTCAGGTTCATCTAGGTGGATA